GGTTACTGGAACTATGATAGTTCTGAGTTCGATAGCGTCTCTGCTATCAGTCCTGACGACGATGAACTGGAAGCAACCTGGAAGAAAGAGTATTCCTTGGAAGCATTCACTGCAAAGGATCAGTTCAAGTCCTATGAGGATCTTGAGCGTCGCTTGAACATGGTGCTCGGCATCAGTGAGCGTCCTGCTGCTCGTCGTGTTGACCCTGAGACCTATGAGGATGAGAGTGAAGGTTTCAATGCTCCTGACATCACGCCAGCAGCATCCACTCCCTCTCCAGTCAAGCAAGAGGCAGTCGTCGATGATGACGATGCCCTGTCCTACTTTGCACGTCTTGCGGAGGAGTGATATGGAACATGCAGTAGAAGCATGGAACACGATGGGATGGTTTGAGGGTTTCCTCTTTACTGCCTGGATCGTGGGTCTTTATGTTGGTAAACTCAAAATTGATCAACGGTTTGCACGACGCACTGTGTATCGTGTCAAACTAGAAGACAAATAACTTTACCAGGGTCTCCTAACCGAGACCCTTTTTACTGACCTTTACTTAAAGCTTTACCTAACCTTAGTTTACATCTAGGTTAAACCTGTTAAAATATATACAGATCAAAAGTCGTTGATCTATTTTTTCACAAAGGAATTCCAAACAAATGAAAGCAATCGCTCTTGCCGCACTGGCTATGTCAGCACTGGCGACACCTGCCCTTGCAGGACCCTATGTTGAGTCCAAACACGAATTCAAAGGCACCGATGATGACTACAGCAAGGCTGTTCATCAAGGACGTGTCGGTTACGAATGGAAAACTGGTCGTCTCTCTCCCTATGTTGAGGCAGGTCTAGGTGTTTCCGTTCCCGATGGTGGTGACAATGATACCTTCAAGGCACTTGAAGTTGGTACAAAACTGAAGATTACTGATAGCTTCTCTGCTTATGGTAAGTGGGAGAACATCTTCCAAGATAGCGATGACACTCGCGACTGGAAGGTTGAAGTCGGAACCAAGTACAAGTTCTGAGGTAAAGGGAAATGAAACTCAAAGCAATCGCTGCTGCCCTAGTGGCAGCACCCCTGGTGGTGGCATGTGGTTCCACTGAGAAAGAAACCTTCACCTTGAATGGTGCTGGTGCTACGTTCCCTGCCATGTATTACAACAGTGTTCTCAAGTCTTTTGCTGATGACACTGGCAACCAAATCAACTATCAAGCAGTTGGTTCTGGTGCTGGTGTCCGTCAGTTCAAAGCAAAGACCGTTGACTTCGGTGCCTCTGATGGTGCTGTAAGTGATGCTAAGCAACCTGCTGAAGGTATGGTTCACATCCCTATGACGGGTGGTGCTATCGTTCCTACCTACAACTACCCTGGTTGTGAAGCAAAGATGACACAGACTGAACTTGCTGATGTATTCCTTGGCAAGATCACTAACTGGTCTGCTTTTGGTTGTGCTGACAAGCAGATCGTCACAGTTCATCGCTCTGATGGTTCTGGCACCACCAAAGGTTTCACCAACTCCCTGTCTGCTTTCTCTCCCGAGTGGAAGAAGACTGTAGGCACTGGTAAGTCAGTCTCTTGGCCTGTTGGTATTGGTGGCAAAGGTAACTCTGGTGTTGCTGCTGGCATCACTAACCTCCCAGGTGCTATTGGTTATGTAAACTATGGTTATGTTCGTAATGGTCTCCAACAGGTTGCCATTCAGAACAAAGCAGGTAACTTCGTGAAGGCATCTGCTGAGACTGCTTCCGCTGGTCTTGGTGAGATCATCCTTGATGATCAACTGCGTGGTGCTGATGCTAACCCTGCTGGTGCTAATGCATACCCCATCGTTTCTCTCACTTGGATCCTTGCGTATCCTGAGTATGAGAAGAACGATAACGTGAAGACCATGCTTCGTTATATGCTGACGCCTACTCAACAGCAGAAGGCAGACGCACTAGGTTATGTCCCTCTTCCCGAGGGTCTTCGTCAGAAAGCACTTGCTGCTGTCGAAACACTGAAGTGAATTCCATAAAACTGGAAAAAATTTTCCCGCAATTTTTTGCTCGAAAAAGTCAACCAGTTTTCTTTAGTCTTTGACTAATAAAGTTGTCGTCTTTCTTGTAGAGGTTCTTCCTCTTGAAGTCAGCAACAAAACTATCTAAGTAACGAGGTTTGAGTAGATAGATTTGTCTCTTCTTCTCATTCTCTGATTGATAATACTCAGCAACGGTAACGGGACTTGCAATCTCGTTGCCGTTTTTTGTTGTCACTGTACCATTGATATTGACCTTGTGTGTTCCATTGTAGAACGTCTCGTCTACATGTAAACCTGCTTGATATCTTCCAATGGTTTCTCTGATCTCATAGTGATTGATCTCAGAGTATGGATCATCGAACTCTTCTTCAACGATCTTATACATCTCATAGTTACTACGTGGCCAGTCATATTGTGCATTGACCATGTTATTAGTAAGGAGGATCACCCAGTCAAGGAACTGATCACCGTATGCTTTTTCTGCTAGTGTCTCTGGTCTTTCACCATCAACGATAGTGTACTTCTTAAAGAACACAGCATACTGAAAGATATCNNAAGAAGTTCTTCGCAACTACGAAGTCTGATTCAGAGAAAGGATAACTAATAGGTTTCTCATCATATGAGATGTTAGGAACAATCTTAAAGAACATTATCGTAATCCTCCCATACCGTTTGCATTTACTTCGTCTGCGAAACAGATCTTTGTTTCTTGGAAGTTAAGTGTTAGGTTCATTGCTACTGGTTGACCACCAACATAGGTTGCATACACACCATCTGGAGTGTAGTTAACATCTACTTGAGTGAGAGCACACATCTTAAACTTTGGTAGTTGTGGATGCTCATCAGCACCAGACATGAACGATACTCTTACTAGTTTTGGTGCTCCAATAAAATTCTTTTTCACTTCACCATTATTACCAAAGATTTTTTCTGGAACTCTGTCTGGTAGTGATGCTTTCTTGAAGTGTCCTACAATAGCATTGCACATTGCTGCTTCTGTTGCATCTCTAGGAACCAACTTGAAGTTAAGTTGGAAGTTTCTCATGTCAACACCACTAAACAATAGTTCAGTGTTAGGATTTAGAATAGCACCAGAGATTGCACCAAAGACATCATCGTTTGACAGACTATCTCCACTAGTTGCTTGTACAATTTCTCTAATAACTTTTGCACCTGCCATGTAAGGTAGGTTCGCCGCTCCTGCAACTAAAGCTTCTCCTGCCGCACCAATCTTTTTAAAACCATCAGCACCTGCTGCTCTCAATACACCAGCAGCAAAATTAGTTAGGTTTTTACCTCCCCATTGCGCTCTAAAACCAGTAGAGATATCTTCTGGCATATACATGATGATGTTATTATATCCTGCTGCTTTTTGTGAATCAGCATACTGAGCTTGGTCATTGTAATCAATGGATCCACCAAAGTTGCTGAGAACTGCATTGACAGATTCTTCACTTTTATCGATAGTTCCAATAGGTGTGCCAGTAGTTTGTCTGTTTTTATAAGGTGGTTTATACCTATAAAATTCAAACAAAACATAATCAGTATCATCTGTTATGTTTGGACTTGCTGGATATCTTAGTGCCTGTGTAGACGGTGTGATACCAGTAACTGAATTGATTTCAGTGTTAGTAGCAGATGTGCCAGCATTAGAAGTGTCGGGTATCTTAGGACTAAGACTATTCAGTAGATTACCTAACTGTTCTACGTTTTCTTTTGCATTTGCTTCCGCTTGTTCAGGATTTGCCAGTTCCTGTTCAATGGTCAGGTTTGTGACGCTACTCGTTCCGAAAGCTTCTCCCTCAGCACTAAACATTACTTAGACATCTCCCTTGATTGTTTTGTACCATATCCTTTCACTAGACGTGAACCTCTGATCTTATCGTAGAATGCTTCGTCGGTTTCTTCCCAGACAAGTTCTTTGTCTATTGGGAAGACGGTTCCATTCAGATCTTTTACATAATCTTCGGTAGGTAATAGAATGGCAGTGTCCCATTCTGTCAAGGCAAGATCAAGGTATAAACCTTCTACATGTGCGCTTAGATATTTATGAAAGCACTTCTTGGGTATGTCAATTCTACCTTGCATCAATTTCTTGGTAGCAATGATCCTTTTCTTTGGTGATAGGTAGTGCAAGTTAGCACCCCAGAATTCATTTTTACCTGCTGCTTTGATAACATAGACGAGTGGAAACCTATCGTAGTAAGGTAACCATCTCATTTTTGCTTTGTATTCAAACATGTACAGGTGACCTGCTACAGCATATCTACGCAGTTCATTACTGTCTTGTTCTTTTGCAGCACCAACTCTATCCTTTTTCTCGTCTAGGATATACTTGTTAAAGTTCTTTTTGTATCTACTTGCTTCTGATTTAACAGCAGCTCTGTACCATGAGAGAGACTTCTTCTCTCCTCCTGTTGCTGCGGAAACTCTTTCAAAGAGTGTTTTATATCCTGGGTCCTGATTTACGGTATTGCGTTGGACGGACGCGAATCCTGTTGCCATTGTTTCATACTCCTAAATGATCCTCGGTTAGTATTAAGAAGTTCATCTGCCTGTCTTCACAATACTCACGCGCTGCGGACCATTTGGTTTGGTTCTTTGCGTATGTTAATGCGGCATTACGATAAGCGGCAGTTCGTCTATTTTTGTCATTCGGTGGTTGTGTTTGTTTCTTGGGTTTTACTTCAATGATATACTTAGTAACTTTTCCTGACTTTTCACGAACTTTGATATAAAAGTCTGGAAAGTATCTTCTCACTTTACCATCAGGTGCCCTGTATGGTATAATAATCTCTTCACTACCCCACTGTAATATACTAGGGTTATTGTCACAGAACACCATGAACTTTCGTTCCCATAGCGACCTATAAACTATGTTTGTCGGGTTGCCACGGTACTTCTGAGGGTTAGTAGGTTTGAAATACCCTGAGTACGCCATAAATATAGTTGTTCCAACATAGCTATTTAGCGTGTCTATAGACAACTTCTTATCAACCATCAGTAAACATGGTGGATTGTCA